TGCAGCACCTCAAAGTGTGAAATTTTCCATATGGATACAAGCTATTGACGTGCACATGGCAATTAAGAGACAAGCAGGAGTAGAGGTTACCTTACAAAGTAACGAAGCTCCCTCAGATACTGCAACAGGTGAAACAACAACTCAAATAGCATATAAGAAGGAAACAAGTGATAAACCAGGTTTTATTATTACTAAACATGATAATGTGTTATCAATGATGCGAAGATTCACTTTTGTGAATTCTGGTGCTTTAAATGCTGTTCCATCCGCATTTGGTACTTTCAATATTTTATGGGAAGTACCAGCATTTTGTGGCAGAGAGCATTATAATATATTATGCACGTATTTGGCCAGTTCAGGTACTAATAGATTTAATATAATTTCTAATTTGGAGTATCAGAAAATGTGTTGGCATTTGCTCATCCACGTTATGATGACACTGCAAATCCAGCTGTACAACCACCAATTAGTGGACCGACATTTGGTAATGAAAACCCTAGTGCAATTTATAGAGGAGCAGTTATGTGGCATCCTGGAGTGCAACAACAAAAAATAGTTGAAATACCATATTATAGGATGTACCCTATGGTGGGTAATATACAAGGAAACTCGGATTATAATACAGGATGGCCAACAATGGATGTCACGTATATGTGGAGTCCTACGACAAATACACCAGTTAATATACCGATATCTACTCTTACGCATGCAGTTGGAGATGACTTTATGGTATATTTTCCAATTGTTATACCGCGAATGAGAATTCAACGTGTATCTCTTGCTACAGCAGATTTTGTACATTTAAGTAAAAACACTGATGCACATGGAAGTGCAGCACCTAGAGTGGCGAATAAACAATCGCAGTCACCTGGAGTGCCAGTCAATTTTCAGATGTTATCAAATTTCAAAAAGAGTGTAAAGGAGGTAGTAAATATTGGAGATACTATAAAAGCAAATCGTGAGTGTGCCCAATCGTTAAAAGATACCGCTGATGCAGTTGGTGGAGTCCTTCGGGATTCCCCTGCGTCAGTTGTACTAGCAGCTTGTGACTCAAATTCCAAAGTGTCTGAATTTTGGAATAAATGGATGAAAATTTCTGAATTACTAACTGATTGTGTACTGAATGTTGCACATATTTGTAAGGGTGGACCAATTGCAGTAATGGCGATAGCCAATTTGACAACAAAACTTGGTAGATTTGCCAAACCATACATTTGGGACAAACTAATTAAACTTAGTGAAGTTACATTGCAAGGTAAGGAGAAAGGAAGTATAACTTCATGGTTTCCTCAATGGAATCAGATATTTAGGGATTTGGCACCATCGATTACTGCAGTAGCATTATCTATTTTGTCTTGTGAATTTACGGGAGCTGATAATATATCGTTTCGAATTAGATTTGATGAAGCTATGGAAGGTAAAATATCTTTACTTGATAAGTGTATGGCACTTTTCCAAGTTATCATTGATTATATATTCGAAGGAACAGGGTTCTTTGTTGATTGGTACAAATATTCACATGCTGAAATTACGCAATTAGTTTCAGACTTTAATAGTGATAATAGTGAAGGCAAATTTGATAGTGATAAAATTCAGGAAAGTGACAATAAGGAGAAATTGGATAAGTATTATAAGAAAGC